CGTAGATTTTGTCAACGAATGTGGTAGCCATGGTAGTAGGTAGGTTGGTTGGTTATTGGGAGACTTTTGATTGCTCGGCGAGGATCGCCTTGCGGTGCTTTTGATAGAATGCGGTCGCCTCAGCGCCTTTCAGTTCCTCGAACTGCTGGGTGAGTGTCTTGGCCTCGCCGCTGTCGCCAACGAGCGCGACCGGTTGCGGGTGGCCTTGCTGGGCGAGCAGCTCGGCGGCCTTGACTGCGGCCTTGGCGTCGATGTCCTCGGCCTGCTTTTCCAGCTCGGTGATGCGCTCGGCATTGGCCTCGATGGTCTTGCCGGACTCGTCCAATTTGGATGTCAGCTCGGCAACGTCGCTTTGCAGCTTCGCGTTGACCTCAGCCAGCGGTGCCAGCTCGTCGATCCGCGATTGCGCGGCGGATAGATCGGCACGCAGGGTGTCGTTTTCGACAAGCGCGGCCTCCACCTTGGCGGCGGCTTCTTCGTTTCCGGGGAATAGTTTTGAAAGGATTCCGGTCATGCCCTTGGCGGGCGTGTCAAATGACAGCGCGTTTTTCGCGTCCGCTTCCTCTGGCTTTTTGCTGTAGTCGATAACCTCGGATACGAAGTTGGCGGCCATCGCTGCGTCAGCATCGAGCCAGGTTTCCGCAAACATCAGTTGCCGGATTTGGCCGGGGTCGCCGCCTGTGCGGTCGGCGTAGATATTGGCGATGTCGCGGCTGATACCGTCGAGCAAATCGGCGGTGCGTTTCATGTCGCGGCTGTCGCCCATTGCAATGCTGGATGCCTCATGGATCATGATGCGCGATTCCTTGGTCATGCGGCGGACATCACCGGCCATCAGGATCACGCTGCCCATGCTGGCGGCCATGCCGTTGACGGTGGTGACGATTTGCACGCCACGGTTGGACATCTCGCGGAGCGCCGAAAAAATTCGCTGCCCCTCGAAAACCGATCCGCCAGGGCTGTTTATTTCCACCTCGACGCTTTCCAGCGCGTCATCAGCAGCGCAAACGACGTCGCCGATACGCATCTGCGCGGCGACTGCGGCGGGTCCGTAAAGACGGCCCAGCTCTTCGATCAGCTTGTCGGCGGATTCCTTGTGGACGCCGTCATTCAGCTTCAGTTTCCCGGCTCGGTTCTCGATTTGAATTAGGTTCGTTTTCATCGTTTTCAGTGGGTCGTGGTTGCTGCATTTCGTTGGGCGTCAGCATCGCCATCTCGCGGTCATCGACCGGCACTCCGTAAAGTTCTGCGGCCTCGGCAGCAGCGAGTTTGCGAAGCGCCACCTCGGCTGCGCGTTCGCGGATGTGTTCCTCGTAGGTTTTCCCGCGCATGCTCACGATGTCGCGCATGTTGGCCGCGCCGATCTTCCACAGCGCCTCCAGCTCTTTCGTCACCCGGCCATCGTCAATCGTGAGCTTCGGCGGCGTGGAAAAATCCCACTTCCACCAGTCGGCGGATTGCGGCAGGTCGCCGCGCTTTTGCGCCTTGGCAATGGCATAGCCGACGATGCGCCGGGCGGCATAGAAGAGCATGTCTTGGCGGTCCTCAATGCTGCGTTGGGCCATCGCAATCTCCATGCGCTGCGCCGTGCCGCCGCCTGCCGCGTGGCCGGTATAAAACGCATACGGCCACGAAATCGCGGCGAAGGATGAGCGGAGCAAGCGGTCGTGGAAGTCCAAGAACGGATTGCCGGGGCGCGTGTTGTTCAGCGTCTCGATCTTCCCGCCGCTGTTGCTGCGGAAGTAGCGCACCGTGCCGCCGTCCATGGACTGAACGGTCATGCCGCCGCAGCCGCTGCCATTACCGACAAGCGCGTTGTATGGGTCATCGGGGTCAGGTCCGCCGTTGTCGTTGTATTCGATCAGGCTGATGCTGCTCATCTGGAGCATCGCCAGCCGCTCCCACTCGGTGCTCTGGAGAATGTCCCGGCAGTCGTTGATGCAGGGGGTCAGCGCTGTCAGCCCGCGTCCCTGGTATTGGAACTCCGGGTCGTAAAGGTGGATCATGTTCGACGCCGGAATCCACTCGGACAGGTTCCCGTCCTTGTCGAGAAACGCGTATTCCTTCGCCTCGCCGCTGGGCCAGTAGACGATCCCGTCTTGAATCTGCCCGCCGCGCACGTTGCCGCCTTCCTGCATGCCCGCAGGGGTGCCGATGCGGTGACTCGGGATGCCTTGGTATTTCGGGAATCCGTTGGCCGTTTGGGTCAGTAGGATGAATGCCTCGCCGTCCACGTCGATCGCCAGACTCCACGTCAGCAAGTTGGTTTTGAAATCGTGCATGCCACCGCGCGAGTCGCCGATGGCGTAAAACATGTTGGTCAGCCATGACGTCGCGGCGTTGCCGAACTCGGCATCGGTGCCACGATAGATCGGGACAAATGCCCGCCCGACGGAATACATTCCGCGCTGGTTTATCGCGTTTTTGATCGGCCCGAGATTCAGGTAAATCCGGCGGGCGTGGCTTTGCAATTTGACGCGGTCGACCGCAGGCACAAGGTCGCCGATGTCCTTTTTCTCAATCGGCTCCCATGGGCGGTGGTAATTCTCGTTCGCAGCCCGCGCCGCGCGCGTGGTCATCTGCCGTCCGAATTGGTCGAGAATGGTCATCGCCTATCGGCGGGTGTCAAAACCTACCGACCGCCCGCGACTGGCTCGGGATGAATCCGGCGTCGAGCCACATGATCGCGTAGCGCAACGCGGTCTGCCGCTCGCCTTCGTGCATGCCTGCCAGCTTGGACATGCTCACGCCGTTCTTGTTGGCATTCGTGATCAGGTCCATGCCGCCTTTCGTCAGCGCCCCGGTCATCGCGGCGTCGAACGCATTGCGGATCGCCAACACCCGCTGCGGGTTGCCGCGCGCGTAGTGAAACAAGTTCTTGGCGACTTCGATTGTGGTGGCGGCCATCACTGACCGCCGGCGTGTCAAACATCGAAACCGGGAATCAGCTTCAGCATGAGCGCCGCAACGATCTGCATTGCCTCGACGTCGAACGCATGGTTGTCCCGGCGCACGCGCGTCCAGCGGTATTCCACCTGCTTCGTCTTCGCGTTCGTCACCTCGCGCTTCACCTCGGCGTCCACCTGTTTGATATATTCCGCGCCGATGTCGTCCGGGATTTCCCATGCGGCGGATTGCCCGGTGCGGTGCGCGTGGACGATGTCTTTGATCCGGTCGCTACTCCAGTGTGCATATATGGCCTTGCCCGTGCCGGGTGCCTGCGCCTCCGAGAAGCGCGTGAATGGACGGTGGATCACATCGCCGTTCGGTTTCCGGTAGGGGAATGACGCTTGGCCGGAGCCGTGCAGTGCGGTCCAGTTCATGCGCGCGCACGCGGCGTAGACTTGGTCGGTGTCGTATTGCGCGTCGACGAAGACCATCTGCGGCTTGACGCCGTAGCGGAGCGCCAAGTCATGCACGTTGTCGAACGTCTCAATCCGGCCATACCAGAGCAAGCGGCTTTCGCCGTTCGCCCGCCACGCGCGAATGCCTGCCCAAAAGTGATCGCGTTGTTTGTCGACGGTCAGGAAACGGAATGCTTCGTCCTCGATTTTCCCGCCGTCAGTGTATTCGGCGACGAGGTAGCCGTTGCCGACCAGCGCCTCCCGGTTGTCGGTCAAGTCCTCCTCCCATGGTTCGGCGAGCCGTTTCTGGATGAACTGCCGGAGCGGGTCCAGATTGCCGACGCGCATCGCGGCTTTCGCTTCGAGCCACAGCAGGACGATTTCCCACAGGGGTTTCCGCCAGTTACACAGCACGTTGTAGTGGTAGCCGACGTGACCGGGCAGGCCGGTGGCGGTTGCAACGTAGGATGCCGACTCTGCCAGCGCCCGCCGCTGTTGTGCGTTGTCGCCGCAGGTCCAGTCGCAATCGGCATTATCGCATTTCAACCGGGCGGCCTGCGCGCGGGTCAGGTTGTCCTGTGTCTCGTCATCGTAGCCGACAACATTGCACCATTTCCACGGCTGGATGGTCCCGCAGCTCGGGCAGGGGAAACAAAACTCG